TCAAATCCTTTTTTTCTAAATTTGTATTCTACTGGTTCACCATTTTTATCTTTTAATTCTGTATCATAATAGAACATAGCAGTTTTGCCGGAAACTAATCCATATGATTCTAAAATATCTACCCAAGTTTCATAATCAGTAATACCTCGATCAAAATAAATTTGAAATTTAGCGGTTCTTCCGCCCGGTCCTAATCTTGTTTTCTTAACAGTTGCTTCTGTTTCAACTCCGATTTGTTGTTTAATACTATTTACTTCTGTTGTAATTTTTCCTTTTGCTGATAATCTGATTCTTACAGTTGAATAATATTGCCAAGCAAGACCTCCGCTGGTCACTTTATCATCCCCAAAACTCATTCCTAATTTAGTTCTAAATTGTTGAGTTCCAATAAGTAAGGCTCTTGATTTGGTTATTAGGTTAGTTATTTTTCTTAATGCTTTACTATTCACAATTGATTTTCCGGTATTCCATCCAGCTTTTTCATATGTACTATCTTTTTCTGTTTCATCTATTGTGGCAGATAAAGAATCAATAACAATTGTAACAATCTTTTTATTTCCTTGTGCATTTAAATCTAACAATAAATCTTCTATAATTTGATATATTTGTTCAAGAGAATTAATATTAATATAAATCATTTTTTCAATATCGACTCCAATTGCTTGCATAAATCTAAAATCGGCAGCACTCTCAGTATCAAAATAAACTCCGATACCACCTTTTTCTTGAGTATTTTTAATTGCATAAGAAGCTATTAAAGATTTTCCTGCAGATTCCATTCCTGCGATCTCCACCACACGTCCGATTGGAAGACCACCATTAGGTCTATTACTAATTGCAAAATCTAAAAATGTAGAACCGGTACTAATCCATTCTTTAACATTCACCATGACATCATCATCAGTTAGAAAATATGCAACAGTACCATCTTTAATATATTTTTTATTTATTTTCTCTAATATAGATTTTTCGTCTAATACTTGAGTAACTTCTTGTTCTTCTTTTATTTTTTTAGCCATATAAATTATTTTAATTAAATTATAAAAAAAATAGTGATAAGATAAATATAAAATCCATCTATCACTATAATTAACTTTAAAAATATGATTTTTTATTCTTCGTTAAATAAATCTTTGAATTTACTTTTAACTTCTGAACTTACCGTTGTTGTATTTGTAGAAGGTGTTTCAACTTTAGTTTCAGATTTTACTGATGAAGTTGTATTTGATGTTCCTTCTTTACTTTCTGATGATGTTACCTTTGCAACATAATCAATATTTTCAATTGATTTAATTAATTCTTCTTGAATTGCAGCAGAATCTTTTAAATACCCTTGTAAACATTTATTTACTTCTTCTAAAGTTGGTTCTTTAAATACATTGTAAATATTTGGTTGTTGAGTTTTAATAAGAGTAACTAATTGTTCAGTTGCATTTTCTGGTAATAATAAAGATGGCATTCTTTTTGGAGTTACTGAAATATCACCAAATGAATTTTTACTATATTCTCCAGTATAATTTTTATGTTTATCTTTATCTTTTAAAGGAGGAGCAAAAGAAACTAATAAATCAAATCCTTTTTCAATGTCTGCAATATCGCCATATTCCGGATTAGTTATAATTTCAATTAATTTTTTATAAATTGTAACTCCAATAGGCCAAAATTTAACTCCTTTTTCTTCTTCACCTCTTACAATAATAGATACATAGATTCTTAAAGATGGTTCAAATGATTTTCCAAATTTATAAATAACTTTCGACTTTTCATCTAAAAATTTAGCAGTAGTAGGATCAGATGTTTCTAATTCTTTAGCTTTTGTTTTAAGGTCTAATGAAGGTTTTAACCATACTTTAGATTCTTCTATAAATGGGTCTTCTTTTCCAAAACATCTTAATGATATTTTGTTGCCTTGTTTTCCATATTGTTCATTATCATAATGAAAATACAATTCAGAAAAAGGACTATCTACATTGTGTTGATAAGGAACGATTCTAATTGTACTTGTTCCTGCTTTGGGTTTCCAAATTGGTAAATCTACCTTTTCGAATTTGTCGTTGTTTTGTAATTTAACTAAACGATTTTTTAAATTCTCGATGTTAATTGCCATAATTGATTTAAGTTTAAAATTGTTATTAAAAATTAATTATAAAAAATATATAAATTTTAAATAAATAAATATACAAAAACAATATAAAAATATTAAAATGAATATAAATTTACTTTACTTTTTATATGATCTTTGCTAAAAAGTTTAAATGGTTTACAATCACTTAAACTCCAACGATATATAGTTTTCGTTTCTTTGAACTTTTTTAAAAGTTCATACCAACTTATTTCAACAGACTTTTCAGTTAGAACATCTCTCATCGTTGCAAAACGATTACTCATAGCGTCTAAAAGTGTACTATCTATATTGGGTTGGTATTTAAATCCTTTGTTATACTTGAACATTCCTCTTCTTCCAATCTCTAAACTTGCATTGATTGGATCAAAATAAGAATATTTCATGTTTCCTATTACAGAAGTGTATGAAGGATTGACTTTCTCCCAAACAACACCTTGTTCATTACAATATTTCTGTATTAGATTCTGTCTAAAAGACAATAACCAGATATTTTTTGTTTTTCTATTAAATTCTTTATTTCCATCTTTTAAATTCTTCGGTTTGAAGTTTAAATCTTCAGTTACTATTGTTCCGCAATTATAATGTTTTATCTTTTTGAAGATTGATTTATAAATAAGACTTAATTCGTATTTTCTTTTGTTATTTAAATATAAAGTTTCTTTATCATTAGATGATTTGTTGTTCTTTTTACTCAATTGTTCTAATCCAAAACAACCAGTTTCTAAAATCTTAAATTCCCCATTTTCATTTATTTTTTCAGTTATAGAATATCCAATATAAACTGGATTTTCATCAATTTGTAAATATCTATCTTTGTTTTTACCTTCTATCTTCCTATGTGTTTGTTCTTTGCAATATTTCTGAGATATATATTTGATTTCTGTTTTATTTGTTAATCCTTTTCTTTCTTTATAATATTCTTTTTCTTTAAAAGCAAATCCATTTAATTTTTCATTGTCATAAGTTATATAAATGAAATTCGTTGAAAGTCTTACTGTTATTGGTAGAAATTTCAAATCTTTTATTTCTTGTAATCTTAAAAGTTGTTTTTGATATTTTTTTGATATTGTTTTGTATTTTAATTCTATTTTTGTATTTCTATTTGGTTTATAAACAATGCTCTGATTTTCAAAATCAAAATTAAAATATCTGTTTGAATTTAAATCATTTAAACTTCCAAGATATAAAATAGGAATTATTCTTTTTGTTTCATATTCTTCTTTTAATTTAAATGCTTTTTCAAAATCATTTTTATTGTGTGCTTTTGATATATTACTTAAAAAAGATTTGCTTCCAAAAACAATATCTTTATTTAAATTAGTTTTAAGTCGTTTTAATGTCTTTTTTAATTTAAATATCTTTCTTTTATTTGGGATTGTGTATTTTTTATTTTTGAGTTTTTCAATGTCTTCTTCAATATAAATGATTTTCTTTTTATCTTTTTTTATTTGGATTTCACAATGTTTTTTCTTAGTATCTACATCTGTGTTTAATCCGTTGATTTCCCATTGAGAAAGATTGTATTTTAATAATAATACTTTTAAAAATTCTTTTGTTGGAATACCTTTATAATTATATAATTTTCTAAAAGCATAAGAATAGTTCATCTGTTTCTTTTCAATAAAAGAATCATCAGAAGAGTCTATTTTTATTTTTAGAGTAATCATATATGTTTTTAATATAAAAGATTTAATTTTTATTATTTAAAATATATAAAAAATATTTATATTGTACAAAATAATAAAATGAAAGTTGTAATGTTTTATATAAAATTATATTATTTTCGTTTACAAACTTTATTTTAATTTAAATTTACTCTGAGTTTAAATTGAATTTCTATAATATCTAAATCCTTTCTTTTTAAAATTATTAATTTATTATTATAAATTTCCCATGGAATTTCATTATTTCCATGTAATGATATTAAAGAGTTTAAAGCATTAATTGTAAAGAACGTATTTAGATTTGATTTCTTCTGAACTATTATTGTATTGGTAATATATTTATTATCAATTGAATTATAAAATAAATATAACTTATTGACATTTTCATATTCATAAAAAATATCGATATAATTTAATTCATTATTTCTATTTATAACTTGCATTAAATTATAAAATTCAGAATCATTAGTAAATGTACAGGACAATTTCATTTCTATATTTTTAATTATAAATATAAAAATGATTAATTTTTAATTATTTTAATATTTCTCTTTCTTTTAATTCTTCCATTGTATATTTAAGATAATAAATATTAATTATTTGTTTATTCTTAACTGTTTGAGTTTTATGTATTATATCCATTTCTATTAATTTATTTATTGTACTAATTTCAGATTCACATAAAACTGTTTCGTATATCGGTTTTGTAATTCCATAATTAACTACAAAATATTTCAAGTAATCATTAAATGAATTCTGAATCATTGTCTTTTGTTTATTTAAAAATATAAATATTAAAGTGAATAGTTAAAAATATTCTATTGTTAATAATTGTTAAAGTTTTAAAATTAATTAGTTTTTATTTTGTAGTTATGGAAAAGAATTGCATATTTGTATTATAATTAAAACACAAACAAAATGACAACAACTATAAAAAATGTGTCCGAAATAGAAATTAGTTATAAAACAAAAATAAAAAAGTCTGAATTAATTTCTATAACTTCCAGTGATATTGCTTGTGATGTATTAAAATCAATTTGGACCGATAAAATCAACTATATAGAAGAAGTTATTGTACTTTGTTTAAATAAAGCTAATAAAGTATTAGGATGGTATAAAATTAGTTCTGGTGGATTAGATTCTTCAGTTATTGATGTAAGAGTAATTTGTCAAATTGCACTAAATACCAACTCTACAGGAATTATACTTTCTCACAATCATCCAAGCGGAAATTTAAATCCGAGTAAAGAAGATTTAGAAATAACTAAAAAAGTTAAAAATGCTTTATCTACATTAGATATTCAATTATTAGATCATTTAATAGTAACAGATGAATCTTTTTATTCTTTTGCTGATGATGGAATGATGTAAAAATAAAATTTTAATTTTTTATATTTATATTAAAATTACTAAATAAATAAAAACTGAATATTATGTTAAAAGAAAACACAAAAAAAAATGAGTCATTTAAGACTCTTGTAGAAAACATTGTAAAAAATGAAGTTAAGAAACAAACTTTATTGAAAGAAGAAATTACAATACAAGACATTATCTCTCAAAAAGTTAAATTACCAACTGGGTATAAAAATTCCGGATTTACTTTTGAAAAAACAAATGAATTTGGTGACAATGTAAATATTATTCCAAATATTAAAGGAGAAGGAATAGATGGTTATAATATAACTATTAGAATTAATACAATCACAAAATATTTAACCAATGGTACAGTTTATAAAAAAGATTTGTATAAAGGAGATTTTAATAAAATGTTTAAATATATTGACGATATATTAGATGAATGGATAGAAATAAGAAATGAATTTGAAGATTTTAAAAATAAAATAACAACAAAAGTTAATAAATTCAATTCTAAATATAAAATGACAGATTAAATAATAATCAAATAAATCGACAATTAAAACTCAATAATTAATTTATTGAGTTTTTATTTTTTAGTTTCTTTCTCTTTTCTAAATGATGTTCTCTTATCAAATCCTTTACTTATTAATAAATCAATATCACTTCCAACAGGTGCAATTGGAGTTTTATTTTCAATTAAAACATTTCCTAAATATATTTCGATGTCTTGATAAACTTCATAGACATTTGGTTTGAAATTAAAGAATTCTATTTCTTTTAAACTTGGATTAATTATTAATTGATTATTACTTAATAAAAATAAAGGACTATGATATTTTTCAAAATAATTTTCTATTTTTATTTGTGATATTTTATGCCGACAATATTCATATAAATTATTAGAACCCCAACCAAAATAAGACATTTTATTTAATTCTTCTTTTAAATATTTAGAAAATAATTCAACTTTATCATCATATAAATAAAATTTATTGGTTTCTAAATAAGATTGAATTTGCTTTAAAAATATCAATTCATGATTATTATATTCGCTTCTACTTCCAAGATATAAATTATATTGTATAATAGGAATTAATTTTCCGCAATATCCTAATATTAATACTTTATATTCTAATCGAACATTATTAATATCAATATTATTAGAATATAAATTATATTGTTTATCTTCTATGATAGTTTTAGTCCTATCATAGAATAAATTAGAATCAAATTGCAAATTATTTGCAGAATCATAATAATCTTTATATTTAGATTGTATTTTCATTTTGAAATTTATTATTCATTTCATTTAATTTTTCTTCTATATATTCAATTGCATCATCATACAATTTTTCGTAATTATCAAAATAATAAAAGTAAGTAAAATCTTTGTCTTCTATCATTTTAATTTCATTCTTTTTAAAATAATTTTGAAATTCAAATAATAATTTATTTGGTATTTTACAATGAGTATCAAAATTAATTCTATAAGTAAAACAATTAGATTCTTCTTCAAATTCATTAAATATAATTGGTTCATACAATCTGAATAATGATATATGAGTTTTACAGAAATCACCTACTTGATATTCTCCATTTATTTTTGTGGGATTAAGAAAATAATTTTTGTCAATGTGCTTTTTTGATTGATTAATTATTTTAATCCATTCTTCTATTGTTTTAATTGTGTTTTTTAAAAATAAATTATTTCCAAATTCTGTGTCTTTTAATAATATATATTTTTCCATTATTTTGTTTTTAAATTTAATATAAATTCTTTATGATTGATTAATAATGATATTTCTTCTTCCAAATTTATTTTTTTTGATAATAATGAATTAAATGTTTTCTTTTCATAATTATTTTTTGGATTTCTAATTCCTTCTATTCCTACATATTTTTCATTTTTATGGGAATAATAAATATTTTTATAAGATATAATATTATTTTTCTTATTTTTATATTCAAATATATCTTCAAATTCTTTTATTACTTGATTTAATTTTGTTTCTTTTTCATTTAAAATATTATCAAAATTCACAGTTTCATATTTATTTAAAATAAACATCAATTTTATAAATTCATTAATATTATCGTTAGTAAAATCATAATTCAATAAATCATACCTTGTCAGTATGTTATAAAAATCAAGTTTTAAATAGCAATATTTTGTTTCTATTTGAAAATTTTCAAAGAATTTTTCTGATTTTATTTGCTTATTTTTAAATTCATAATTTGTGCTTTTTACTTCTTGTTTTAATTTTTCTAATTGAGTTATATTTAATTTAAAATATTCTTTTAAATTATTTGTAAAACTTAAATTTAGATTATTTGTTTCTTGTTCAATATAAGATGAAATAATATATAAAATTTCAGTTTTACTTTTATATAATCCTTCAGAATTAAAAAATTTATTGTAAATAGATTCAGTGTAGTTATTTAGCTTTGCAGTTCTAAAAGAAGATAATGCTTGTATTTGCTTTTTTTCTGAATAATTAAGAAATGATAACGAATAAGATTTTAATAATTCTTCTTTCCATTTATAAAAATCACAAAGAGGAAATGAATAATTTTTTTTATTTTTATAAATATATATTATTGTATTTTCAAATTCCAATTTAAATTTAAAATTATCATTAAATTCAAAAACAGATTCTGAATTAGATAATACTATTAATTCATCTATCATTTTTTGATTTATTTCTGGAACTGGTGGACTAAAATAAAGTTTTTTATTTTCTTTACTCTTCTTATAATAATCCAATATTTCAGGATATTTATTAATTATAGTTTCTAATGATTTGAACAGAGATGTTAAATCATTTAATTCTGTTTGAACTATTTGTTTTGTAATTATCATAATATGATTTTTTAATTTATTTTTACAAATATACAATTAATTTTTTAATAAACAAAATAAAAATAAAAAACTTTTATATTTATAATAAAAAACTAAAATATTAAATTGATATGAAAATAGATAAAATAAAAACAATAGAAAATTATATTTCTAAAAGAGTTAAATTTCTTTTAAAAGAACAAAAAACTAAAAAAGAATTATTAACACCAGAACAAAAAGATGAATTACATAACATATTATTAAGTTATAAAGATAAAGAAATATCAGACGATATTATTCATACTTTTGCCGATAAATATAAAATATCAACTTCTAAATTAGAAAGTTATATTTATGGATTAGCTATTAAATATCTGGATAATAATTTATTAGAACAAAGAGAAGACATAATTCCTGGTGGTAAGGGTGATAAAGCTAAAATAACAGATTTTGATAAAAAGCAAATTTTAATAGGTATTGCAGTAGAAATGGAACATACAAATGATAAAAAGAAAAGTTTAGAAATTTCTCTTGACCATCTTTCAGAAAATCCAAAATATTATTCGGATTTAGTTGAATCTGGAATAGTAGATGAAAAAGAAGCTTTGGATTTATATGATAAATTTTATGGAAATAAAAAATAATTAATTTATAAAAAATATTTAATAATGAGTCTTTTTGGATCACACAATGATTGTAACTTATTCTTATCTCTTAATAGAGAAATGATTAATGATATTATGGATATACAAGTAGATATCTATAAAGTAAATCTTATTTCTACTAAAAGTAATGTTTATGATGAATCTATAACAAATGTTTATAATTCTCCAGTAAGAATGAATTGTATTATTCAAAAAGATGAACAAAATAGTAATTATGATGAATTCGGATATAATAGAAATCAATCAATAAGATTTAGTTTTCTTAGAGATGATTTAATATTAAAAGAATTATATATTGATATTGGTGATATAATACATTGGAATAATATTTATTGGGAATTAGACCACATTATAGAAAATCAATTATATGCAGGTAAAAGACCAGATACAAATAAAACTATTGGAGATAGATGGGGATGGGATTTAAGTATAATTGGAGTTGGTCATATGACTAATAGAAGTAAAATAAATTTAGAACAAACAAGAAGTGGAAATAATGAAACTTATTCAGAATAAAACAATTTTAAAATAAACAAATATATAAACAAATTAAACTGATAAATTATGATTACAAAAAAAAATAAGGTTCAATCACTAATTGAATCGATGGTAAGAAAAGAAGTTAAAAAGTCTTTATTGAAAGAAGAGTCAATTCCGGGATATGATAAAATGAACCCAGAAGAAAGAAGAAAAGCAATTGAAAAGAAATCCGGTAAAGATAAAGTGGGATATCAAGAAACTATAAAGAATATAGAACAACTTTTAAAAATATTTAAAGAAAATGATGTGTGGGATACATTAGAATTAATTGAAATGAATATTTCGACTCACAATCAAAATTATAAAGGACGAGACGGATTTAAACAAATTAATAAAGTTAATATGGGTACTCCTTTTTATTCTATTTATCAAACATTAGAAAAATTATTAAAAGATTTTAAAGAACAAGATTCTAAAAATGTACCTTATAATTTTTAATTTTTTAAAATAAAATATTAAAACTCAATCTAAAATTAATGAGATTGAGTTTTATCTTTTAAATAATGTTTGTTCTTTCATCTTTGCTTCTATCATAATATCAAAATCATCTAATTCGATATCATTATAAATATAATCAGAATGAGCAGTATTTTTAGCTTTATTATCTTCATATAATTTTCTACTATTGGAATAATGAATAATTGGTTTAATGTTATTCCAAGTTGATTTAACAAGTTCTAAACATTCTTCTTTACTCAATCCACAACTATAAATATCATCATGAAACCAATCAAATATTATTGGAATATTTATTTGTTTATAAATCATTTCATATAATTCAACAGTATTAAATAAAGATGATTTATCGTCATTTTCAATAGTTAGTCTTTTTTTAGTTCCTTTATTTAATAATTTAAAATTTTCACAAAATAAATTAGCAGATTCTTGTTTAGTTCTTTTACCAACTGAATTATTATGAATATTAATCTTATAATAATGTGATTGTTCTAAATTCATTAAATCAAATATTTCAGAATGCTGATTTAATTCTTTTATTGTTTTATCAACTACTTTAGGATTTTCACTTGATAAAATATTAAAATGAGAAGGATGAAATGAAACTCTTATATTATTTTCTTTTATAAAGTTTCCAATATTTTCCAATTTGTTTTTAATGATGTTGAAGTTTGGCAATTCTTCTAATTCATACATATCCATTCTTGGAAATATATCACTCCCAATTCTAAATAAATGTATTTTATGTTCTACATTCCATTTTAAAATAATCATTAAATTATCTAAATTGGTTAAAGATAATTCAGAAACATAATTCATTCCTTTTTCTTCTAAAGTTTTTAATTTTAAAGACTTAAAATTAATTCCTTGTTTCTGAAGTATAGTATTTATACAAGCATATCCTTTCATATATTTTTTATATTTTAAACAAAGATAAAATTATATTTATAATAAACAAAATAATTTTTAATAAATTTTATATTTATATTAAAAATATATAATAATGATTTTAAAAGAATATATAACCAGATTAATAGAATCAGAGATTAATAAACAACTTTTAGATAAAGTAAAAGATGTTAAAATTCAGAATCCTAAAACTAAAAGAGATATTAAAGTTTCTACTGCATTAGCATCTAAAACTCATCCAGCATATTCAGAAGCTTTAAAATATTTGCAAAGTCAAGAAGGAGAAGGTGAAAATGAAACAGTTGAACAAATTGATAAGAAAATAGAACAATTAAAAAAAGATTATCAATCTGCTCAAGATAATATGGAATTTGATAAAATATCTACAATAATTAAAACAATTAGAAATTTAACTAAAGATAAAGAAGAATTATTATCAAATAAAGTTCCAGATGATTCAAAAGATACAGATAAAAATAGTGTGTCTAAAAATGATTTTAAATCATATAAAAGTAAAGGAATAAATATTAGATTTAGTAATAGATCAAACGACAATGAAAAAGCCATGACTAATTTTAATAAAAAATATGAAAAATTAGATTTAGAACATTTTACAACAACAATAATATCAAATTTATCTAAAACAGGAATCAAAAATATATCCCAACAAGATATAGAAATAGAAGTAGAAGAAAATGGAAATTTTACTTTTTCATTGACCCATCCAGATTGTGAAATAATAAGAGAATTTCAAGATGACGAAGTATATCATACTTTATTTAAATTGGACAAAAATTTACAAGGTTCCGGAACAATGAAAAAAGTATTTGTCGATTTAATTAATTCATATGAAAAAGCAGGAATTAAAAAAATAAAAACAAATGCAAATATAGATGTTGGTGGTTATGCTTGGGCAAAAGCGGGATATTCTATAAAAAATAAAAAGGACACTTTAAATTTGTTAAATTCTAATTTATATTCTAAAATAGATAAAGAAATTGTAATAAATCCAAAAACAAATGAAACATATACAATAACAGATGAAGATTCTGATTTGGTTGATAATGTTGTTTTTGATTTTTATAAAACAAATAAAGAGGACACTCCTTTTCCTATGGAATTAATAGCAAATTTAAAACAAGGTAAATTAGGAAAAGCTGTATTATTACATTCCGATTGGAATGGTGAAATAGATTTAACAAATAAAAAACAAACAGAATATTTTAAAAATTATATATCCAAATAAAAACATTATGAAAAAAGAATCTGGAGAAGACGGAATAGATAAAATTGAAACTAAAGAAGCAAATCAATATTCTTTATATAATTCATATTTTAAATATAAAAAAGAATTAAAATACAATCATAAGAAAATACTAAATTTATTAGGATTATCAGAATCTGAATTTAGTAAATTACATAAAAAATACAGTAAAAACAATATAAAAGAAAATAAAATGAATAAAAAACAATTATTAGAAAACTATATTAAAAGAATAGTTAAAAAAACATTATTAGAATATAATGGAAACCCAAAACCATCAAAAAAATCTAATTGGTATAAGTTTGCAGAATTATTTGATATGGGTACATTGGATTTGCATGCTTTTGCTGATAGAATAGGATATAGAGATTTTCATGATTTGGATATTTCCATTTCACCTTTAACACTATATACAAAGAATGAAGATAAATTTATAGATGCATTACAAAAATCATCTTTAATCGCAGAAGATATGAATGAATATGAAATTAGTAGTTTAATAGAAGACAAATTAGTTTATTAATGTCATCATCAAAATCACATATAAAAAAAATACAAAGACATTTAGATTTTAAAGAAAAGAACTACATTAGAAAAAAGAAATCTAAACCAAATAAATTAGAACAAAGAGTTTATGATGTAGTTTCTTCCTTAAATCTTAAATTTGAAAGAGAATATCAAATACCAAATACAACAAAGTTTTATGATATTTATCTTCCCGATTATAATGTATTGATTGAAATTGATGGAAGTTATTGGCATAAAAAAGATTTAACTGAATGTAAAACAAGAATTCAAAAAAGAAATTTCTTTAATGATATTGCTAAAGATAAACTCGCATTTAAATTTGGATATAGATTAATTCGTATATTGGAAAAAGAAACTGATCCCGAAATTGTTAAAATACTAATTAAAGAATTAAATATTAAAAATACTACCAACGATTTATTTGAATTTTAATAGAAAAAGTGTAAAAGTGATTTCATGTAACTTGTTGATATAAATAAAGATGTTAAGAAAAAACCTACGACATATGTATTATATTTATTTATTTTATAATTTGACCATTTCTTGATTATTTTCATCTTTTGATTCTTGTTTATTTCTTTATTTTCTATAAATGAATCTAAATAATCATTAATTAAAACATTTATATCTATTCTCATCTTCTTAGCTTTATGATAAAATCCTTTTTGATATGCCGGTATTTCATCTTTAGAAATGAACTCTAAATAAGTAGTATCTTCTATTTTAGTTCTTCTTGGTTTACCTTTCTTTCTATTTATTCCTTGTTGAGTTAAATGTTCTATTTCATGTATTATATCACAATGTAAATCATAAAATAGAGAATTATAATTAAGATATTCTTTTTCTGGATTAAGATGAATTTCTAATAATATCGAATTTTCATTTAAAGGATTTATTCCAATATCAATAAAATAAGAATCAATATCTAAATTTCTTTTAAGTAACAATTCAACAGAAAAATACATATTAGTTCTATCATCCGAATAATCTAATTGATACTTTTTAATTCTTTTTGATTTTACTGATTGTTTGATATAAAAGAAAATATCAGAAACTACTCTTGAACATAAAGAATCATACTTACCCATTCATCAAATATTTATACCATTAAAAATATAAATATAAAATTAGATTTTAATATATTTGTTCTTCTTCCAATTTCTTTTAATTGTACTTTGAAATGTATCAAAATCTTTGAAATCCATTATAACAATAACTCCCATTTCTTTAGTGACATTTTTATAGTCATTTAGTGAAATAGGAGTTAATGTATGATTTGTTATATCGAATTTTGATAACTTTGAAATATCTTCATCTATATTTAAAGTTTCATTAAAAAACTTTTTAAGATGAAATAGCATTTCTTTTGAAATGTTTAAATAAATTGAAGTAAATTCTACTTTATTTCTCATTTTAGTTTATATTTTAAATTCATACAAATATAATAAATTAATTTGAAATAAAAAATTATTTTAATTTATATTTATAATAAAATAAATATTAACAATGGAAAATGAAGAAATAAAAAATTATTTTAATTTATATTTATAATAAAATAAATATTAACAATGGAAAATGAAGAAATAAAAAATAGAGCACAAGATACAAACAGAAATAATGATTCTGTTAAAGATATTTCCATTGGATTAGAACAAATAGATTCAATAGTTAAATATCACATTGAAAATAATATAAAACCTCAAGTAGAAGATAATAATGTTATAATTCAAGTACCAGTAATTTATGGAACACCAGAAAGATGGAGTAGTGTTTCTAAATATGGTTATTTTAGAGATAAAGAAAGACAATTGCAAGTTCCTTTAATAATGTTTAAAAGAACAAGTCATGATGTTAATAGAGATTTAAGTAGAAATTTAGATGCTAATAAACCAGAAATACATCAAACAATGATGACTAAATATACTCAATTTAATCAATATGATAGATTTAGTATATTAAGCAATACAAAGAAACAAAAAGAATTTCACAATGTAATAGTTCCAAATTATATTAAAATTAATTATGATTGTATTATTTGGACTTATAAAGTTTTTCAACTTAATAAAATAGTAGAAGCATTTAATTATGCCGATAGTAGTTATTGGGGAGATAAAGATAAATATATGTTCCATTGTGTGATTAATAGTTTTGATAAATCTATTGATATTAGTGAGGGAGAAGACAGAATGGTTAAATCTAATTTCTCTATTTCTTTAAACGGATATCTAATATCAGATGCAATTCAAAAACAATTAAATGAAACAAGTCAGAAAACATTTAGTATGACAAAAATAATAATGACTGAAAATTTAACTTAATATATATATATGAAATATAAAGAATATATAGACAAATTAATAAAAGAAGAAATATCAAATAATATTATTTCTGATGAAGATAAGAAAATTGTATTAAATGCTTATTACAAATATCAATCTTTAGATCAAAACAATGATCCATTATTGAAATTAATGAAATCTAATCCAGATTTAATTAAAAGATTTAGTAAGTTTACTCAATCACAATTAACTAAAAATAGTTATTATGGTGAAAGAGGACAAACTGATACTGGATTACTTTCTATGTATGATGAATTCGGATATGATATTCCATCTGATTATAGAATACATCCATTAAATAAAATATGTTCCTTTTCAGAAAATAATATTTCAACAGAATTTAAAAAAAGTCCAGAAATATTACATGCTAAAATACCAAAAGATTTAATTTTTTATCATTATAAAGTAAAATATGATAATTCTAAACAACCAACTGGAGAAAGAGAAATAGTATTATTAGATTGTAATTTTAAAATATCTGGATTAATAGGAGATACAGATGGAGATACAGGTAGAAAATTTCTTAATTATGCAACAGGAATTATAGTTCCTAAATCAAATACAAATTTACATTAATGACAACTTCAGAACAAAAAACTAAATATGTCCATAAAATAGCTAAATCTTTAGAATCACAATTAAAACCAATTCTAAAAGATAAATTACTTTATATGACTTATTCTGCAAATGTCAATTTTGAAAGTTCTATTAATGTAGTTCTTGGATTTAATTATTTAAATGAAAAATGGTTTCAAGATATAGAAAATAAAATAATGAAAACAATAAACAAATATTCAAGTAAATTCCCCGATATTAGATTTTATTTACTTGAAACAAGTTCTAAAACAATTTTAAAATAAACAAATATATAAACAAATTAAAAACAATCTTAATTTTTAATGTCAAAAGCAAATATAATTCCATCTATCATTACTCTTCCATTTAATAATATTTTATGATTTATATTAAGAGGAGAAGTTGATAATAATCTATATATTTTATCGGACTCGGACTTTGTCATTAATAGTTTTATTTCTAAATTCTTTATTTTAGAAAGATGTTGATTGTTGTAGCAAAATACTAATATTTCTGTGAATGTTGTCATATATTATTTTTTTACAAATATAATTATTATAAAATTAATAAACAAATAAAAATAATTATTTTTTATATTTATATTAAAATTATTAACTAAATAAATACTGAATATTATGATTAAAACACAAAAAAAATAAGACACTAAGTCTTTTAGAATCAATTATCTACAATGAAGTTAAAAAACAATTAAAAGAAGTTAAACCAAGAAGCAGCATGGTCAGGAAAAATATCACAAATTGATAAATTAATGGCTTGGATGTATGAAAATGATATCTTAAATAAAACAGAAAAAGCTAAAAAAGATACTATATTTAGTCAATACTATAGATATTATAATGATGGGGATTTTCCAAGAAGTTTAGCATCAAAAGGATTAAATAAATATTCTAATGAAAAAGATATTGAATTAGGATTAGAAACTTTAATAGAAGATTTTATTAAATCTATTTTATCAAAATACTCTGGTAAATATAATAGAACAGAATTTAAATATGATAGTTTATTAGGAGATTTGTTTACATTATCAGATGTTTTAAAAAGATATGATATTTATGGATTTATTAATTATTGGAGTAAGACAGTACGATTGGAAGATACTGAATTTACTACTTTATTAGATCAACTTAAATCAGAATATAATATTATAAAACCTCAAGTAGTTGCAATCGGAAAAAGTAATGATTTGAATTTAGGTAATACAACATTGAGTTATTGTAAAATTCAATTAGAAAAAATTAATAAATGGACACCTAAATTAGAAACACTTTATAACCAAATGCAAAATACAATGGATAAAATAGGAGTTATAATTAATAATGTTATTCGTGCTACTCAATTATCTAAAAAATTACTAAATAATTAAAATAAATAAAAATTAAAAAGTCTAATATAAATTAAAAATAATATTAGACTTTTCCTTTTTCTTAATTTATCCTACATATTACCTCATTCTTACTATTCTTATCCTTATTGAAATGAGTAGTATTACTCTGAATATAATATTCTATCTTACTATTATTTAATCCTAATCTCATATATAATTCATTACTCATGTTAATATAAACATTGTCATATTGATAGAATCTTCTAATAAATACTTCTTTCCAAGTTTCAAAATCTTTATAAACAACATTGTCAGAATATATCTCTGTATCAAAATAAGGAATTGATGTAAAAACCAAATCATAATCAAAACAATTTTCATATTCCTCAAACTTACAATTAAATAATCTTATTTGATCATCTCTTAAATCTAATACTTTAGTTAATTCATCTTTCAAATACATTAACTCATTAAATGTTTCTTTATTCGGTTCTATTCCAATATATGTTCCTTTTGGAAACTTACTAATAAATCCTAACAATCTACCGCCAAAACCAGAACAAGGGTCAATAACAGTTAAGTCTTCTTTATTCTCTTTATTTAATTGAGTATAAATACAAGAAGCAAGTAATGGTTTGAAAAATGATATTGTTATCCTTCTTGCACTTAATCCTCGTATTAATTGATGAAGAGAAAAATCGAATACTTCATTACTATCATTTAATCCGATATTATAATATATAAGTTCTTTTATCGACTTTTCATTCTCCCAAAATAATTTAGGTGATAATTGATTTTTATATGAACTATTCCAATATGAATAAAATATAGATTGAAGATATTCTACACCAATATAAGAATTATCATTAAATGTATTAGTTGGATAATCATAAAAATCTAAATTATTTTGTTGTATTGTTAATATTATTTCATTTAAATTTTCATTTGTTTCTATTATCGGAAATGTTGGTTGTAATAATTTAATGGTATTGAAAAATATTGTTCTGTTACTTTTTAACTTATTTATCCCTTTATATTTAATATATCCTTCTATCATTTCTTTGGAAACTATTATCTGAAAATATGATATTGAATGATTTTGAATATAAGAATTTTGTTGTAATGTTTCTTCATTTATAATTTTAGGTAATTCTGATATTTTTATTCTATATAAAGTATATTCGGAATTTTCTACAGATTTATTTTTAACATAATCATTTAATCCAGTACATAATTGAGAAATATTAATATTTTCCAAATTAGAAGGATGAAAATAATCACCATCAATTTCATAAATATTATTGTCGTTTGTTTTAATATCGAATTCTTTATTTTCATATCTAAAACTACCTGTTGCATTTGTTAATTTTGATAGTACTTCTAATTCCGATATTGATTTCTTTGTGTTGTATAATTTTCTATATTCTGGATCAACAAATTCTGAAAAATATCCATATTTTTTTAATTTTGTATCAAATATTTTCTGTAAAAATTCCGGCACTTTCATTGGACTATCAACACCATATTTTTCATTAAATACTTTTTTAATTGTCAATTTACCTATTTCTGAACCAAAATAAAATGGACTATTATATTTTCGTCTACATGTTTCCATTCGTTTTTCAACATTACTATAATTCTCATCTCCATGTCGTTCTAATTTTGTCAATTTATTTTGTTCCATATTATTATAATTTTCATCATCATAACGATATAATTTTGTTTCTTTTGTTTTTTTATTTGCTTCATCTTTTAATGATTTCAATAAATAAATATTATCAACTCCATATTTTTCATTAATTGCTTTTGCTGTATTTATTTTAATTTTTTCTTTTGTTTCTTCTGTATGCAATTTTCTTGGAAAATGATTAGTTGTATATTCTTTAAACCAAACACCAAAAGGACTATTTATAAAAGTCATAATTGTTCCACATCCACATTGACAAGTTTGATATTCATTATTAAAATAATTGCTCATTATATATTGTTCATAAGTTAAATCATGAATATCTTTTAAGTGTTTGTTTCTGTCATGTCCATTTTTAAAAGAACTATCACACAAAATACATTTTAATTTATCTTCTAATGGTACTTTATTACTATACATATTTTAATTTTTATTTATATAAAATATAATAAAATTATATTAATTAACAAATTAATAGTTACTAAAAATTTGCAATTTATTTAAAATAAAAAACGGATTAGAAATAAATCTAATCCGTTTAATATAATTGTTATTTAGTTAATTACTATACATAATTTAAATCTGCAACTTGTACCATACCGAAAAATTCTGGTCTTGTAACTACCTTAGCATATCTTGTCATTACGCCTTTTCTTGGTGTCAAGTTCACCGAGTCGAAAACCACTGGAGTCATAATTAATGGTACGAAAGGGGAGTAAACTGCACCAGTTTCAAGAAACTGTGAACCTCTGAATCCCATCAAAATTGTATTTTCTTTCCAATAAGGTACTTTAAAGATATTATATCTATTATTCAAAGCTCCAACTTTTTGAACACCCATTGCAAAAGAGTTAGTTCCCCAAGATGAACCATCGTTGTCAGAAGAATAACCAGGCATAGATTCGATAATAGTAGCAACGTTTGGAGAAGTAACTGCAAAGTTAGCACCACCTCTCATAGTTTTCTGATGAATTCTATTAGAAACGTCTTGCATTTTAACACCTAAAGTTTGGAACCAAGTAGGTTGAGTATAAGCTAAAGTTCTACCTTGTTCATTATCTTGAGTTGTAAAAGTTGTTCCGTTCCAAACATGTCCAATTCTTGCACTCCAAACATTTGTGATATTAGCATTAATTCTAAGCATGTCTAAGATTTCTAAGTCAATTTCCATTGATATATATTCGGACATAATAGAAGTTAATTCACTTTCTGCATCAATTGAATGGTAAGCATTTAAGTCTTGGCTAAGTTCTGGGGTCCAAACTGCTTTTAATTTTCTTGTTTTAGCTACAATTGGAATAGAAGTAAAGTCAATATCAATTTCAGGAATATCAATTGCGTTTGCACCAACAGTAGTAGGATTGTATTTGTCAGGTCCGTATTGTCCATCTCCCCAAGAAGGGTCACCAGTTGCTTCAAAATCACCTCTTGTATAATCTAAAGGTTGTTTATGATATTTAACAGTAACAGTTGAACCAAAAGAACCAGTTGCATAAACAACGAAAGTTACTTTTGAAGTAGATAAAGCACCTAAAGCATCTACTGGTTTAGTATGAGTAGGATAATAAGTATTAATACCAGTACCAGAAATTAAGAAAGCTCTAACACCTTGTTTATCGTGATTTAAATTAGTAAAATCTGCTGTTACTTTAGTTAATGAAGCTAAAGAACCAGATAAAGCATAATTAAAATCGACATCACTAATTGTTACAGAACCAGTTGTAAAAGTAACTGCGTTTGTATAATCATTAATAGAGTAACCAAATCTACCAGCACCATATAAACCTTCGGTAGCATCTCCTATTTGATTAGTTATACCATAAATACTATTACCTTGTTTAGAAACACCTTCAGTTGTATTAAAACCAGGTTGTTCTGTTCCATATTTAAAATCTATATAGAAAACAAGTCCGGATGGTAAACTCATTGGTTGAATAGAAACGAAGTCTTTAGCAGCTATTTCAGCGAATATTCTTCGAACTAAAGGAAGTGCAACACTTGACCATTCTTCAGAAGATTGTCCCCCAGTTTTAGAAACTTCATCAATAAGTTGTCTTGCTTGGTTTTCTAACATGATTGCCATTCCGTATTTTTCGTATCTGGTTTTAATCCCTTCGAGTAATCCGGTTTGGTTCCATTTTTTTACTAATCGTTTTGCCTCATTAAGTTGTTTTCTATAGTGAGACTTTGTATCGTTTTGTACGATATTTAAAATTCTTGACATAATTTAATTTTTATTTGTTTATAATTTTTTTTAATATTTAGAATAAAGGTTTTTTAATTCCTGCTAATTCTTGCATTCTTCGAACTTGTGGATCAATATTTTTAATTATTTTTGAATTTGGCTTTGTTGATGCAATAGTTCTTGAACTTGAATTTTTATTACCAATTGATTCGTTAATACTTTTTTTAATGTTTTTAATATTTTTGTTTACAACTGTTTTTTTAACATATAATTTATTTAATGTTTCAAATACTAATTGTGCTTCTTTTGAATTAGATGCTTTATCAAATGCTTCTACGATTTGTGATTTTTGCTGTTTATTTAAATCTGCATTTCTGAATATTTTAGATAGATAAAGTAATTTTGCATTTAATGTATTAATTTCATTTAATTTTGTTTTTTGAAATTTAATTACATTATAAGCTTCTTTTAATTCTTTTTTAGTTTTAGATAATTCTGAAGTTAATGTTTCATCTGATTCTTCTTGTTCTTCAATGGTATTTTCTTCGTCTTCAATTTGTTTTAATAATTCATCTAAATCAATTTCTTCTGATTCTTCTTGCTCATCTATTTCTTCTGTTTCTACATCATCTTCAATTACATCTTCTGAATCTTCGTCTTCTAATTGTTCTAACATTTCAGTTAAATCTTCATCTGAAATTTCGATGTCTTCTGTTTCTTCTTGTTCATCTATATCTTCAACATCTGAAAGTTCATCATTCATATCTTCGTCTTCTAATTCATCTTCTTCTATATCTTCTAAAGAATCGTCATCTAATTGTTCTAACATGTCATCTAAATCTTCATCTGAAATATTGTCTTCTGTTTCATCCTCAACTTCATCTTGTTCTTCTAAATCTTCGATTTCTTCATCATCTGAAATAGTTAAATCTTCTTCTGTTTCTTCTTGTTCATCTAAATCTAATTCATCATCTCCGAGTTGATTTAACATTTCTTCTAATTCAGTATCAGTAATTTCATCGTCTTCTACTTCATCTTGTTCATCTAAATCTTCAGTTTCATCTGTATTTTCGTCTTCTAAATCAGATACAAATGAATCGTCTTGTTCTTCAATTTCATCATTATCAGTGTCTTCCCCATCAATTTCTTTCTTTAATGTTTTTGAGAAAATGTTTTGTAATTGAGGAGTAAACATTTCTTCGATTTGTTGTTTTGCATTTTCAAAAGCAACTTGTTTAATTTTTTTTGCTTCTAAAATAGCTTCTTGTAATACATTTTTACTTGCCATAATTTTATTTTAAATTTAATTTTCGTATAGATATTATTTGTTCTATAATTTTAATTTATTTTTAAGTTTAGTATTTCATATTATTTTAACTGAAATATTGTTTTATTTTTACATAAATATAATTCGTATAAAAAAACATATAAAAAGTACAGTTTTTGTGTAAATTTTCTGATTATGATAATGTGTTTGTATCTGTTTTTTCTTCTAAATCTTCTATAGAAAAATATCGTGAAAGACGAGTTCCAAGATTTTCGAAGCACATTTCTAATCTACTTTGTAAACCAGCCATTTCCTTAGCTGTTTTTTCAAACATTTCTGCTGAGTCTTGTATTTCTTTGGCATCTTTTTTTAATGATACTTTATCAAACCAATCATCACTTTCATTAACAATAAATTGTTCTGATAATTTACCTATGATATTTATTTTTTTGGTGATTTCTTTTAAACTTATATTTCTATAAACAGACGAGGAAAGAGTATTAAATTCTTTTACCATGTCCATAAATTTCTGTTTATGTTGGTCAGTAACTCCTGTGGAAGGATCTAATATAGATTGAAAGAAATCCATATCTACATCTTCGGTTAATAGATGTTTTAATGTATGTTTCTTTGTCATTGTTATACAGTTTTAATTTTATTAATTAATCCATTTATTAAATAGGAAGTTTTTTCTAATGATTTATGATTTCTTGTTATTTCTTTTGCTTCTTTTAGTAATTTAATAACTTGTTTTAAATCATATGAATATTGTTCTTTTTCATTTAATTTTCCTAATTTAATACCAAAATCTTTCATTTCTGAAATACTAATTGATGGATTTAAAGTGTTTTCTTCATCATTAGTTTCATTTGTTGTTTGGTTTAACATTTTAGAAATTAAAGGTTGAATTACTTTTTCTTGTTTTGCAAAAGCATTACTAATTTCATATAAATCAATTAAGTTTCTATGTTTTCTTGAATCTAAATTAATTGTTTTTTTACTTTCTATTAATTGTGCTTTTATTTCATTATTAAAAATAGAAAGGATTTTAGCTTTCTTTTTTCCACTCTTCATATTCACTGTAATAATATCAGTTGGTTGAAGAATATTATTTTTTCTATCTGTTGCCATAATTTTTATTTAATTTTATTTTTTATTTATAAATATAAAAAGTTTAAATTTTTATATAAAAGTTTAGTTTTTTTGTTATTTTTATTCTTTATCAAATAATAATTCATCTATTAAAGAATTAATATTATTAAGACTATCTAAATATTTTTGACTATATTTATTATTTAATATTCGTTTACCTTCATTGAGTTTTAAATATGCTTGTTGAGTAGATGGAGTTGATACTGCATCAAAAGAAATTAATTCAAAATCTTCTTGTACTTCTAATATTCCTTCTTCTAATTGTTTTACACTTCCTAATCCTCTACTTGAAATACCAATAGTAATACCATGTCTAAGATATCCTTCTAATATTTTTCCATTTGGAAGATTTGTTAATATTTCAACATCTCCCATTAAATCATTTCCATTCCACCATATTTTATTAATATGTAATGCTCCACGAGACAAGCATACTATATCAGAATCAGGATGATCTAACTCTCCGATTGCATTTCTAATTGCAACATTATTCTTTTCATATTTAGCAGATTCTCTCATTAAAATCTTTTTTGGATACTTTCTTCCGTTTTGATTTTTAGAATCTGCTCTTTGTAAAATTGTATTTTTAAGAATTAAAGCTCCATTATTTTCTTCTTTACTTTCATTTAATTGCTGTGGGGTAATTTTTAAAACACATATATCTGAATTTAATACTTGCTTATTCATTTTTATTGGAATTTTTTAAGTTTATTAATTATTCTTGCTAATTTAGCTTCCATTTTATTTAAATTTGATTTAGTAGAAGACCAATAATGATCAGTTGTTAATTTATATTCTGTTTTTAATTTCAAATTCTGATCAATAGTATTTTCTATTCTTGCTAACATTCCATTTAAAGAAGTAATTGCAGAATTGATTTTCTGTTTTGGTGAATTTTCTGGGTCCTTTTTATAATCAGAATATTTAGCTTCTCCAAGAGTTTTTGATACAATCATATCAATTACTTTTCCTCCTTCATATCCTCGATTCTTCATTTTTCTTGTTTGCTTATTTGTTGCCACATTTGGATTTTTATCTACAACTTCATATCCTTGATTTTCCATATCTTTTGCAACTTTCTTAGTATTAGAAGTAAATGCGGCAGGACTATTATATCCAGCTACTCCACCAGTTGTACTCATTTCATCCAAAAACTTTTTAACTCGATTTTGAATATATTTTTCTATTTTTTCTCTTTGTATTGTTGTCATTATATTATATTTTTAAGGTCTTCATTTATTTGATGATATTTCATTAAATCTAATATTTGAATATCAGTAGATACATTTCCTTTAAAATTCTTATCGATATTTTCTAATATATGATTTAATTTTATTGATAATTTTTTATCCTTAATGATAGGAATGAATGATTTTAATCCTTCTTTTATTATTGTTACTTGGGAATCAATAAATTTTTTTAATTCAGTTGTATTTGTAACATTATTGATATATTCTCTAAGAATTAATTTTTGATTTTCATTAAGATTATTACTATAAGCAGTATTGAATTTCTCTACCATTAATTTATAAGTCAATAATCTTAAGTCTTCATTTAACTTTTTAAATTCCTCTATATCATCATTCTGTACTTCTTCTTTTGCAACTGATTTAGTGATATGTTCTAATATGCAATTCTTAGAATTTACTATGTCTGTAGGATTTGTATATTCTCCTTTACTATGTTCAAATAGTTTATAAATGGAAGCTAAAAGAGTATAATTGTTTATTTTAGTTTTAAAGAAATCATCTACATTATAATATTTCTTTAATTCACCAATAAGATGATACTTTTCATCACTTACTTTTTTTTGATCTACTTTTTTATATTCTGATAAAGTAGTTTCAATTAACATACTGGCATCATTATATCTATTAAACTTATCATCTATTAATACTCTATATAATGATAATTCTTTACCCATTTCGGTTTTAGAATTAAAATATTTTTTTAGAATATTACTCGCATAAGTTTTCTTTTCAGATAGAATGTCCGATGTAATAGTTCTTACAAGTAATTCAAATAATATACCTGTATTTTTTAGTTTTTTGTGTTGATTTTTTGCCATAATTAATAATATATTTTTAATTGATATTATATTTATATATAAATATAAAAAGTTTAAAAAATAAATAAAAAAGTTTAATTTTTCTCGTTTATTTATAATTATAAATTATTTTTATTTTTTATATTTATAATAAAAATTATTAACTAAATAAATACTGAATATTATGATTACAAAAAAAATGAGGTTCAATCACTAATTGAATCGATGGTTAGAAAAGAAGTAAAGAAACAAACTCTATTGAAAGAAGAAGTTAATCCAGAACAAATATTTAATACATTGAATTCTTCTATTGGTGGAAATACAACAAATTTTATGGATTATGAAGGAATTAAAAAATTAAGAACAAATAATCCAGAATTCTTTAACAAATCAGAAGTTAAAAAATTAATCACAAAAATATTATCTGAATATGAAGATTGGAAAAGATTAGAAAAAAGATATTCGGAAGTAGGAAAAGACAATTTAAAATCAATAAAAAAATTATTAACAGATGAATTTGGAAGCGATGATTTATATTATAAAATTCCAAAGCAATTAGGATATTAATAAATAAAAAACCACTATAAAAATTAATTATAGTGGTTTATTTTTTAATATTGTTTTGTTATTAATCTTTTAATAAATTTCCATCATCTAACAATCCTAATTTCTTATTTCGTATTACTTTTTTATTTCTTTTAAGTGCATCTGTTAAAGAATTACTATATGTTTTTTTAATTAATCTCTTTCTTCTTTCTTCAGGATTTTCTCTTTCTATTTTTCCTATTCCTTCTTCTGTCATATCTTCACTTGGTTCATCTTCTTTACTTTTTTCATGTGTTGTTGCAGGGTCATTTCCGTCTTGTTCTATTTGATTAAGTCTGAATTGATATTTTAGATCTCCTATTAATTTTTCTTGTTCTTCTTTATATTCATCTTCACTCAATTGGAAAATATTGGTATAGATATAATCTGAACTAAACATTTTTAATTCTTTCAAATCTCTTGCTTGAGTAATTTTTTGTGCTAATATTTCTAATTTTTCTTGTTCTGCAATCTTACTTGATATTGTAAGTTTTAATTCAAATTCGGTTAAATCTTCATCTGAAAATCCTTGAGTATATAAATGTATAATTGCGATTTTATTTAATTCTGATTCTAATACCCTTTGTACTCGTTCAACACTTCGACTAAATCGTACATCTTCTCCAGATAAAGTTGAATTATGAACAAATAATCCAGAAGACAAAGCAAAATTATGATAATCTTTAATTGTTATATCACCAGTATCAATTCTTTCTTCTAATTTTTCAATTGATTGAATTTTAAAATAATTATAAATTTGTATTGGATAACCAATATTATTAAATAGAAATCCAATAATATAATCGTTTGTTTCTAAATATTGAGCTTCAACATAACCTTTTGATTGAGTTAAAAATTTATGATCAGGAGTACATATTACATCAATATCAATATTTAATTTTATTTTAATAACTTCCGCATTTATTCTTGTTATTCCTGCAAATTCTATTTCTCCTATTTCTATTGTGTGAGAATTAATATCATAAGAATAAACAAAATTAGTAATGTCATTATTATAATCTTCTATTAATTGATGTAATGTTTTACTTTTATTATTTATTAATTTAATTTCAGTATTTAAATCTAAACATTTTCCTTGCAGTGTTTCGTCCATTGTTAAAAATGCTTTTGGTATTCTTAATCCCGCAAGCATTATTCTATTTAAATATTCTATATCTTCAATTCCAGTAAATTCCATTCCTGGTAATGTATCTATTTCAGTTCCACTATTTCCCCCTCTAATAGGAAGATAAAAGTCTTCTAATGAACTGTTTTTAACAAATATTCCATTCTTATCATTTTTATGAGTAACAACTGCAAAATTATGATAATCTTCAACAGTCATACAATATACATCTTCTTTTTTAAGTGATTGTTCTAATTGAATAACTTTAAATTCTATATCATTTTCATAATTATTATTTTCTGAATTATATATAAATGGCATAATAGAATCATTTAATTTTAAATCTTTAGCTTTTATATATTCTCCTGTTTTTAACATTATCGGATGAGAAGGTTCTACATCTAAATAACTCGAATCATTTAAATGAATTCTAAGTATTTCAGAATCTTTAATAGTTAAATCACACCAAGTTACTTTTCCTTCTACTATTTTATTATCGTTGTTTTTATCAATTGAATAAACATAATTAATTTTTCCTTGTTTTATTTCTTCTGATAATTCTTTTATTGTTATTATTCTATTGTCTGTTAATTGAATTTTAGAATACCAAGCAATAGGCATTAAATTAAATCTTAAATCATAATCACCGGTTGTTTCATCTATATATGGTATCTTTTTCATTCTTTCAATAATAGTATTCATATATGATTCAACTTCATTCGGTGGTATATTTCCAACATCAATTTTAATAATTCTTCTTTCTGGTGCTCTCATTATTCTTTGAATCATCATCGCGTCTTCTAATAAAAGAATTTGTTTCCATGTTTTTCTTGCATTCTCCAAAATCGACTTGCCATAGGGTGCGAAATTAGTATCACTCAATAATCTAAAATGTGCAATTTCATAATTTTGAAATACTTTTTGAGCAGTAGATGAATTGGAAACATATATTTTAGTTCCTAATGTATTATCATATCTAAAAACAATATTATCTGGATTACTTGGGTCTTCTAATCTACTAACTGCATAAGGTGATAATGGAAAAGCATTTATAATTCCTATTTTCTCCATTATATCTAATTTCAAAAATAAATCACCATACTTACATAACATTCTTGTCCAAGGCCATAAATTGAATTCTACATTTAAAATATCATAAAATAAATTGTAAAGACTGTCTTGAACTTCTGAATTTTCTGAGTGAATACTTAGTATTTCATTATATTCATTTTTTGTAGTGCAATTATGACAAAATACTATACTATTATCTTTTGTTTCAACTCCATAAATATGACTATTTCCGACATTTACTAAATCATAAGCATCTTCTAATCCACATGATTTTATTGAAAGTATTTTTAATTCGGAAACAAAGTTTGTATTATCATCTTTTAAAACAAGAAATGAATCTCCTACTTTTAAATCTTGAGTACTTTTTAATTCTGTTTCATTATTTATCCAAATATGATTTAATGTACATTTTATAATTGTAGTATCTTCTAACTCAATTTCTACCATTTCTTTTTTTCCATTATAAGCAACTCTTTCACATAAAGAAGGACCAAAAGATTCTTTTTGAGAATTTAAAGAATATACATAAAAGTTTTGATAATTTTCATTATATAATTCTTCTATAGTTTTTGAAGTACCATCACAAAGTTTTATAACTGTTTGATTATTAAGACATTCGTCAGAATATAAATCTATCGCACTCGACATTCTGGAATCTCTATCCATCGAATTCGATATTATATTATATTGAGTAGCAAAGTTATGATATTCATTTACAGTCATATCATATACTTCTTCCTCTTCAAAAGGTTCAATCGATGTTATAATTCTAATAGTAGGATAAATATTTAAATCATCAATATTAGTAGAATTAGTTTTTCTATTATAATTATTATCTGTTTTAATTGGAAAATATAATGATTGAATTTCATCATTTAATTTCAAATCTTTAACTTTTGTATATTCTCCATTTCTCATTAAGAATGGATGATCACAAGTTGCCTTTACAAAATTACCATCATCAAAAGTTACCTTATAAGTTAGTTCAGTTTTTGTTTTTCTAACAGAATGAGCTTCTCCTAATTTAACTGTTTTAGATTTTAAATCATATGAATAAATATAGAATTTAGTTTCTCTATTTGGATATAATTTTGATAACTCTTCCATTGTTTTATATTCTCCATTTGGAAGAGGAATGATAGTATCTCCCGAAATACATTCATAATCTTTATATAAAGAAGTTCTGCTTGTTTGGAATCCGAAGGCATTAATAAAGTCATTTCCATAAAGCATATAACCTTTACTAAAAGCACGAGCATATCTTTTATCAACAAATCTATTAGTTTCTAAATCTACTTTACTTTGTATTTTTTCAATATCTAAATTTCTAATTTTAGCATGTGATTTAGTCTTTAATAAAATAGAAGTACCAAATAATGTTTGAAGTCTATCGAAGAATTTATTTTTATTGTTGTATTTTTCAACTGTTGGATTCATAATAATTTTTTAATTATTTTATATATAAATATAATTTTAATTAAAAATATACATAAAGTTAAAAAATAATAAAAATTCAGATTTAAGTGGTAATTTAAATATAAATAATATTTTATTTAATTCTTCTATTTTCAATAATTCTTTTTTTAATTTCTGTCACTCTATTAAAATATGGTTTAGTCATATTAATGATATTTGTTGGAATATTTTTAACATTATTATCTAATAGATATTTAATAGCGAATGAATATTTTAGTTTTTGTTTTTCACTTGGGTTATCATTTAAATTATTCCACATATCTGCCATCTTAATTATAAATGCATCTTTATCTTTCTTAGCTAATTGTAGAAGATATTTACTATAATCCATTGATTTATCATGACTCAATAATTTAATTACTTTTAATATTTTATCACCAAAATATTTCTTAATAAATTCAATTGTTTTAGGAATGTTTTCTGCATCTTCTACTGTATCATGAAGAAGTGCAATTGATTGATACCATTTATTATATCCCCATTGATTAAGAATAAATGAAACAGCAAGGGGATGAACAAGATATTTTTCTCCAGAATATTTTCTTGTTTGATGTCTATGAATATAATCTGCAAACTTCAATGCTCTGGAATATAATGGTAGTTCTATTAATGACATTTCAAATAATCTAAATTTTGCATCCATTTTCAGTTGTTTTTAAATAAATATAATTAGTTTTAATTTTTATGTTAAAATATTTGTTTTATTAATAAATTAATTTTATATTTGTATTATTAAAAATAAACATAGTACAAACAATTTAAATTTATTTGTTATGAGAAAATGGTTTAAAGTAAACATTCTTCGAAAAGGAGAAACCAAAAGAGAAATTGCTATTATGGATTTAAAAACTGAAACAGTCATTAAAACTTGTGATAAAAAAGAAATAACTGTTAATGATGTTGCGGAAATTACAAAATTTCCAGAAACTAAATCTAAAAAGAAATAAAAATTATAAAGCAATCATTTATTTTTATACATGATTGCTTTTTTATTGTAAAAATTAATTATAACTCTTTAAAATATAAAAATATGAATAAGATAGAAGTTAAAGCAAACGAATTAGGTTACTATCGTTGTAATTATAATTTCAAATTGGCATTTGCGAAGCCACAGGATGAAAACAACGAATTATTTACTCTTCGTACTTTTGGCGAAACTATTGTTGAAATTGAAAATAAAATGGTAGAAAAAGAATCAAGAATTACTCTTTATAATATCCCATTTAAGGATTTAGTATTTTTTCCACATTTTCAAAAATCATAAATATATGAATAACTTAGAATACATTATGAGAAATATGGAAAATATTAATGTTAGGAAAAATGGTACAATATATTTGATTAAAAATACAATTATAGTTATATCAATATCAATTATATCATTTTTTCTTTCTAAATATTTTCTAAATATATCAGATTTATATATTATCATAGGATTAATTTTAATTGATTTTATAATATTTAAAATATTATTTGATAAATCACAAAAAATAGTTATTAATGAAAAAAAGAAATATGAAAATTTAAATTCTAATATTTCTATTTGTCCACAATGTGGAAATCAAATAATTTCATGTAAAGGATTATATATTTGTGAAAAATGCAATGATTGTATTCCATATCATAAATTAAATAAAATAAAAAGAGGAAATTATATTCTTAAAAATAGAAAATAAATCGGTTGAAAATAAGATATAGAACAATTACTCATCTATATCTTATTTTTATTTATTTCATCTAAAATTATTTTATCAATCATATTCTTAATTTTGCCTTCTCCATAATTTCTATTCTTATATTTATCAGGATTAGTATAATATTCAATAAATTTTATTGTTAGTTTTTTTTAATTTATCTTTGCATTCTGTTGTTTGCATGTAATGATATACATCATATTTTTCCATCATTAATATAGATGTATTTATATGAAATTGTTTTGTGCCCATTAAATAATCAACACCATATTTTTTATTATTTGTTTCCCTTATTTTCGATTTTACATTTTCTATATTTAATGCTTGTTTTAAAGTTCTAATATGTATATTAAATTCTTTTAATTTTTTTTCTATTTGTCCTTTTGTTATTTTTGTTTCTTTTTCTATATATAATAACGATTTTTCTTGAACAATATATAATTCATATAAATATTCATTTGTTAATGTATTTTGAATATAATCATGATAAACATCACATTTTTTTTGATGATTAGCATAATGATTTTTATGTTCAAATTCTAATCCACATTTACAAATATATATTTTCATAATTAAATATTTAAGTTTTATTATAAATATAATTTTAAATTGTTTTTATATTTATAATAAAAGAATATAAAATGGACAAGAAAATATATGATGGAATACTTATACCGGTTAGTGGTTCAACTCCATTTGGTTATTTTGATAATGATTTATCATTTCAATTAGATGCACCGAAAATAGCAAAACATATTACATATAAATTAGGTTATCCAATATTAGATGTAGAACTTAGATGTGAAAGTGTTTATGCTTGTATTGAAGAGGCAATACTTACTTATTCTTCTGAAGTTAATAAATTTAATATTAAAGATAATATGCTATCTCTTCAAGGAGTATCAACAGCTGTAGATATTACTCATAAAGAACTTACTCCTAATCTTGGAAGAATAATAACAATATCAAAAGAATATGGAAGTGAAACTGGTTCTGGTGGAAATATAACTTATAAAAAAGGATATATTGAAACAGAAGATGGTAAACAAATATATGATTTATCAGCACTTTGGTCAGATGTTCATGAATCAGGAAATGAAATAGAAATTAAAAGAGTATTTCATTTTGATAAACCAGCAGTAAATAGAGGATATACTCCTTATGGTGGAATGGATGGTGTTAATACTTCTAATATTTTAAGTGATTTTGGTTGGGCTAATATGAGTATGAGTTCAACATTTATGATGACTCCTGTTTATGATTCTCTTTTAAAAGTTCAAGGAATAGAATTTAATGATATGATTAGAAAAAGTGCATATTCATTTCATATTATTAATAATAATCTTTATTTACATCCTATTCCTACAGGACTTAAAAAAGTTTGGTTTGAATATATTGTAGTTAAAGATAGAAATAATCCACTCAAACTTTATACTGATGCTTCTGGTTCTTTTATATCTGGTTCTTTAGATAATACAAGAGCAAGTGATTTTAGTAATGTTCCTTATGGTGTTATGCAATATAAAAATATTAATAGTCCGGGTAAAAGTTGGATTAGAGAATATTCTTTGGGATTGAGTAAAGAGTTGTTGGGGATGATTCGTGGTAAGTATCAGAGTGTTCCATTTCCAGATTCTTCTGAAATAACTTTGGATTCAGATGCACTTAGAAGTGAAGGTCAAGCAATGAAAGAAGAATTAATGACAAGCCTTAGGGAGATGTTGGAAGGAACAAGCAAACAAGCATTAATGGAAGCTAAAAACGCAGAATCTGAAAATATGATGAACATAATGAATAGAATTCCATTACCAATATTTATTGCTTAATATTTTGTTTATTTAAAAATTAATATTATATTTGTGAAAATAATAAAAATATGATAAAATTAAAAGATATAATTACAACCTTAAACAAAAAATACTCTTTAAAATATATAAAAAGAGGTTCTCAAGGATTAGCATTTAAAATAAATAATAAAGTTTTAAAAATAACAAAAGATAAAGAAGAAGCAAAAATAGCACAATACATAATCTCAAATCAATCAAAATATTTTAATAAAATATACTCAGTTAAAAAAATAATGAATTCAAATTATTATTTAATTATTTCTAAATTTGTAACTGTATTAAATAAAAAAGAACAAGATATATCATTTAAATTTCTTATAGATACAAATATTAATCATCAAGAATTTATAAATCAATTTAAAGACAAATCTAAAGTCAAATTTATTATTGAATCAATAAATAAAATAATATCAGAATTAATAAAATACGATTTAATGTCATATAATATCGATTTACATTCTAAAAATCTTGGATATGATAAAGATATAATTGTATTTTTTGATATTAGTGATTCAAATTTTTATAAATCAATAAACAATATACCGGAAATTAATTTACAATAAATATGAAAAACTTATTAGAAACAATAGATAACATAATTAGAGAAGTATTAGATAAACATAATATTACCAATACTATCAATATTATGCTAAAACATAATAAAGTATCAATTTCTCTACTTCTTAAATTCAATAAAAACATAAAAGAGGATAATATTATTCCAATGATTTGCGATATTAAATTTAATAACAAAGAAATATTAGATGTTGATTGTGAATATAATTCTAAAGACAATACTTTATATTTTAAAGAAAACTTTAATATAGCAGATATTTATGGAAAAGAAAGCAAATTTAAAAAACTGAAATTAACATATCAAGACAGCTTAAACATTTTATCAAAATTTTAATATATAAGCAATTTAATTTAAATAAGTTATGAAAGAATACAAAATGAAAAATTATCAAAAATGGGGAAATACTATTTCTTGGACTAATTTTGAATCAAAGAAAATTAATGGTTATAAACTGGGATTGAAGGTTGATGACATCATTATTAGTGAAATGACAAGTGGTAAAGAAGCAAAGTTTAAAATTGTAGAAATTGAGTATGATAAGAAGATAAAAGATATGTTCAGTGGAACTGTTGAATTTGTTGAATATATTTAAATAATTTAAATTATGGATTATAAAATAGAAAATCATCAATCTTTTGGTGATATAATTAGTTGGATGGATTTTATGAAAGGTAAAATTAATGGTTGGAAATTTGGATTAAAACAAGGTGATAATATTCTTTGTGATATGCAAAGTGGCAAAACAGCCAAGTTTGAAATCAAAGAAATAAATTATATGAAAGACCCAGAAGACCAATTCTTTGGAGAAGTTGAATTTAAAGATTATGTTTAAAAAAAAGAAACTCTAATAATTTAATTTTTATTAGAGTTTTTTATATTTAATATTTTGTTATTTTAAATGTAACTACAAAATTACTATCTTTAGGCCATGGTTTCCAATCATTTTCTTTTTTCAAAATTTCAATTTCTACATTTTCTTGTTTAAATGCAGATTTAACTTTTTCTGCTAATTTGTTTTGATCCCAACCACCAGAATAAAAATATCCTCTTTTAACAATAGCAGAACCATCTTTTTTAAATGAAATACTATCTGCTCCTGTATCAACTGTTTCAAATATAGTTTTTAATTTCTTTTTTAATTTTGAATCTAAAATTGGAATTTCATTTTCTTCTTTTAATAATTGTTTTCTTACTTGATTTTTAATGTAAGATTCTAATATTTTTTTTGTTTTATATTCATTTTAATTTGTTTTTAGTTTATTAATCAATATCTTTTTCTTTTTTATTAATATAAAGAATCATAAATTTCTTCTATGCCCCAATGTCCTGGTTTTAATCCTTTTACATAATCATATAATTGTTCTGCTACTTCTTTAGCAGTATCCGAATCTAAAGAGGCCATAACACCACCTTGCCAAAATCCGTATTCTGTAAATTTTTTTAGTGTATCTCTTGTTGACCATTGATTTGTTGTTTTCTTCATTTTATTTATTTCATCTAACAATTCTTCCTTAACTTCTTGAGGAGTCATTTCATCTTGTTCTTTTAAAAGAGTTTGTTTCTTAACTTCTTTTATTACCATTTCATTGATTAGAGATAATATTCTATTTTTTTTTGTGTTATTAATCATAATATTCAGTATTTAATTTATTTTTAATTATTATTAATCTTTTTCTTTAATTATTTTTCTACCAACAGTAGAATTATATCCGTCTTCAACACATTTATACTTTTTAATGTATTCTGCTTCTTTTTCATCACATTCTTTTTTACTATTAGTTTCAAACATTTTTCTCCAAGTAAAATTATCAAATCCAAAATATTTTAAAGCTTTATGGAATTTATTTCCTTCTCCATTTTTACTTCTTATTCTATGTCGTTCTAATCTTAAATCATAATCCATAGAAGTTTGTCCAATATAACATTTACCATTTTTCTTATTGGTCGCTTTATATATTGTGTATTTTTTACTTGTTTTGGATTCGGATAAATATGATTTAATTTTATTATCAATATAAGATTTTAATATTCTTTTTGATTCGTTTTGTTTATTAAGTTGTTCTAAAGAATCATTATAATATTGTTCTAATTTAGATTCATCTAATTCTCCTGTTTCATCTATTATTCCTTTTTTAACTAAATCTTTCATTAATTCAATATCTTCATCTCTAACATCTGTAATATGATTAGTTAATAAAACATTCATCTTTTTAGTATCATTTTGAGATTCTTCATTTAAACTTCTATTGTATGAATCGGAAATATTAACTTTATCTGCTTTATCTCTCATCTTTTTACCAAAATCTTCTAATGCTGCTCCAGGTAATCCAAATATTGCCATATTTGCAGTTGCAACAACTTGTCCAGCAATTACACCTACTCCTGCTAATCCACTCATAGCTTGAATTGTTTTTACAGTTGTAAAACTATCTGCCATTTTAGTTTCTATTAGTCTATCAATACCATGTTTTCCAAACATAAATATTTTTTGACCTATTTCTTTACCCATTGGAGTAGTTGTGGCAAGAACAGCACCGGCAGCAGCACCAACTAAACCAGCAACAGTTAAAATTGTTTTTGCTTTTTTACTATTCATTGTATCACTTCCGAAATAAGCAATCTTCTGCATTGTTTGGCCAACTTTTTCAGATGTCTTTCCAATTGCATTATATATTCCTTTTTTGGCTTTACTTGCTGTATTAGATAATGCTTGTGCAATTTTAGATTTTGGTTTTCCAGATTCATCTTTTGAACCATCCTTCTTAGATTTATTTAAAAACGCTTTTGCCGACTGATGTACTTTACTCTTTTCATCGTAACTTAAAGCAGTTCTTATTTTTATATCTCGTCCAGTTTCTGGATTTTTAATCGTTTTATCCATTAACGAATCATCTAATTCTTCATTAATGAGTTTACGAATATATAGTTTTAAATTTTTGTTAATCATAATTTTTATTATTAGTAATTAAAATCATCCATACCATCTGGCGAATATTCTCTTTTTGATTTATAAACATTCATTAATGATTTTATCATTTTTTCAGATGTATTTTTTTGTTTGCATGATTTTTAATTTAATTATTTTTTTCTATTTGCTTATGTTTATCATTTATCATTTTTTGATAATTTCTTAATGTTTTTTCTAAACTTGGTGATAAATCTTTTTGTTTATTTTTTATAGTGTCATTTATCTCTTTATTTAAAACATCTACAATTTGCTTGGTATATTTTATTGCATTTTTCTTAGTTTGTGGTTTATCTGATTTACTTAATGCATCCATACTTTTATATAAACTACTTAATTCAGAACTAACTTCACTATCTGTTTTCATTGCACTTGTAGCGGTTTTATTAACACCAATATTTTTAATAATAGATAAAGAGCGTTTAGTTTTTGATACGGCATTATCAAATGACTTTTTATCTTTTGGGTGAACTCCAGTTGGTTCAGAAACAGTATCGGCATCTTCATGACCTAATGCTTTTTTTGCCGCTTTATAAGCTGGGTGGTTATGTCCGTAATTTAATATTGTTGTTGCATTTACCATTCTTCCTGTTTCTGGATTTTTTACTTTAATGTCATCTTTAGCTTCTAATATATCATCTTTTCGATGAGGAATTTTAAACCATTTTTTAAATTCATTACTATTTTTAAAATCATCATCTAAAACACCATCATATCTACTAAGAATATATTCTAAAGATTTTTCTTTACTTTTTTTAGATTTAAAATATTCAACATAAGCATCTTTATACTTATTAATAAATACTTTTAATTCTTTTGAATTCTTTATTATATTTTTGTTTTCATGTAAGTAATTTAATTCTTTAAGAATTAAATTATCTATTAATTTTTTTGTAATCATAATTTGTTTATTTATTATTTTAGTTAAACTTATTTTATTTATATATAAATATAAAACAAAAAAAAACAGTTTTTAATTTCATTTTATTATTAGTATGCCATTATAGAAAATTTCAAATATAAATCCATATATCAACTTCATTATAATTATAAATATAATAAAAGATAAAAAGTTATTATAATCATTGAAAATATTTATACTATAAAAACAGCAAATTCCAATACAAATTAATAAACTATTTATCATTATCATTTTACAAAAATGCCATAAATCGGTAATCCATACAAATATAGTTGTACTACCAAAGAATTTATCACCTAAATCTGGATTTCCTTCTTTGTATTTATTTTTCCAACTTTCAGGATTACTCATTTTATAAAGAAATGAATTTGGTTTCAATTTGCTAAATACACTTTGTGAATAATGGTGTTGAAGTGTATCCATTATTGAATTTGCTATTGCTGAAATTATTAATAATATGAATAAAAGATATATCATTTTTATTTTAAGTTTTTATAATTATAAATATAAAACAATTAAATTTTTATTTATGGATGAAGGAATGTATCAATGTTATTTAGATATGTTATTATATGATAACTCATTATTATACGAAGGATTAATATACACTCATACTATTGGAAGTACATGTGGTAGTTTACATAATCACAATATAAAAACAACTAAAGTAGATAAAGAAAAAAATACAATTGAAATAAAAGTAAATAAGAAAACAGATTTCAAAAAATTATTTGTTCTTATAAATAATTTAGGATGGTTCATATCTCAAATTAAAAAGAAATATTTTGAAGATAAAAGAATTTTTGGAATTAAATATTCTTCGACGAATTTACAATTAATATTAAATGATGAAGATGTAGAAGAAATATTTTTTATTTTGGAAGCAAAATTTGACATTGAAGTTGATATAACAAGATATAAATATATATATCATTTATCTAATAGTGATTATTTACCTAAAATAAAAAGAAATGGGTTAATTCCAAAATCTAAAGATATAACAGCACATCATCCAGAACGATTATATTTTTATTTAAATAAAGATGATATAAAATATTTAATTCCTAAATTAACAACAGATATTAAAAAAGCTATTATAATAACTTTTGAAACAAACAATTTATTATCTAATATCAGATTCTTTAAGGATCCTAACTTTTTAGATAAAGGAGTTTATACTTTAGATAATATTTCTTATGATTATATCTATAAAATAGAAAATATATGAATATAAAATTAAAATCATTAGTACAAGAATCTACTTCCGATAAATGTTTTGAATTATTTGGAAATTATTTATTTGGTGAATGGAAAAATTTCTATAAAAAAGAAATTGAAAATAATACTATAATAGAAAAACAAATTTGGAATATTATAAGAGATTTTATAAGAGGAGAATATTCAGATAAATCTAAAGATAATATTTTAATTGATTCATTAAAGAAATTAAAACAATGTATTTCTATTTATCCAAAAGTATTAGAATCTCCAAAAACTAAATTTTATAGAGGAACAAATATTTATTTTGATTATATAAAAGATTATAATTTAAAAGAATATGATTCTGAGTTTTATATAATTAAAGATTATATTTATAAACCAAAATCTATTATTCAAAGTTGGACTAATAATATTGATATTGCTATTTCTTATGGAACAGAAATGAATTATGATGATTCAATTGGAGGTGTTTTAATTAAAAAAGACAATAAAGATATGATATTTAATCCCAATTTTTTAAATACTATTTCTTTTAATGAATTTGAATCTATAAGAATTGGAAATGAATTAAAATGTGATTTATTAGTAAATAAAAAACATATTGAAAAATTTAAATTAAAAGATAAACTAAATATAATATCAGAACAATCAAATAATAATTTTAAAACTGTTTATCATTCTACATTTAATCAATTTAACGATTTTAAAACAGAAATAGTTTATTTTTCAGAAAATAAAGAATATTCTAAGAAAATTGCAATATTAATGAATAATAATGGTAAGTCTTCTAATTATATAGAAACAAAACCAATGATTACTAAAATATATAAATTGGATATATCTAATTGTTTAGATTTAAAGAAAAAAGAATTAAATTCTAATATAGTTAATCATCTAATAAAAAATATTGATACTGATAAATATGACATGATTAAAGGTATTGATTTATATAGTAATAATGATGTTTATGCCGTTTGGAATAAAAATTCATTTAAACATATTAAAGACAAAATAGAAAATATATAATTATAAAAAAATGTCAGCAGAAACAATACATTATAATAATAAAACATATGATTTTATAAAAAATAAATCATATCCTTTTGCATATAACAAAAACAACGAATTATTTATTGGTGATATACATGATCCGCATGGATGAAGAGGACGGTTATATTTATTTTAAAGGCAGAATATTTATAGAGCCAAAAATAATATCATTTTGGAAATATCCTCAATCTAAATATGGATTAAACAAAATAATATCAGATATAAATTATATTTTAAATGAAAATAATATAAACATTAAAATAAATAATAATTGGTTAATAGAATTACAAAATGAGGATATTATTGAAATTGATGAATATAAAAATCCATATAGTTCCATGAAATATGAAAATAAACAATTTATGAAAATAGAAAAGATATTTTGGAGAACAATTCATTTAAAAGATGATATAAATGTTTATCTCGTTGATGGAGATTATATTCGTACTTTTATTGATATTGAATATATTGAAGGAGGTCACTATTATGCAAGAAAAGATTTAAAATTTATTCCAGAAAATGAAATTTGGATTGAAAAGAATTTAAATATTCATGATAGAAATAGTGTTCTTGTTCATGAATATGTTGAAAGATATATGATGAAATTTCTTAATTATGATTATAATAAAGCTCACAATATTGCTAATAAAATGGAATTGAATTATAGAAAAGATAGTTATTAAAAATTAGATAAAATTATATATATATATATAAATACAAACAAATTAAAACTGATATTATGATTGCAAAAAAAATGAAGTTCAAACATTAATTGAATCGATGGTTAGAAAAGAAGTGAAAAAACAATTGTTAAAAGAAACCTTTAAAAGTAAAATCATACAAGATATTATGTTAGATTCTGCTACAAAGAAAATTATTAAAGACAATTTACGTTATTTAGGTAGTATTGCTTGGGACCAATTAGAAGACTCAGACATAGTTAGAACAGAACCTAAAAATGGGAGAAAAAAGCAATTTGAAGATGCGTTGATATTTTGGATGAGTGATGAAAATAAATTATTAGCTACCAGTTATGGCAATTATGTAAAAGACACTAAATATTCATATAATTATAGAAGACGTGGAAGACCAGATGCAGAATTTAAATCTACTTTAGCATTATCAACTGCGGCAGACCATATTTATATCATTACTAAAGAAACTCAAGATAAATATTCAGTACAACAAAAACGAAGTGATAGAAGTACAAGTAAATTTGATGTATTAGCTTGGAAAGACAACTCTAAAGTAAAAGATGACAATATTACACGTTATAAAAACATAATTTCAAAAAAGAAAAGTGATAATGCAGATATAGATAATAAAATAAAAGAGATTATGATTAATTATAATAAAAATTTTGAAAATATTATAACTAATGTTGATCCAGATAATTGGAAACAAAAAAGCAAAGTAGAAAATTTAGGAAATTCTATTCAAAAACTATTAATGCAATATGGGGAATATATTTATATACAAAAAAGTTTAGATAAAGGTTCTGCTTATGTATTTCAAACACAAAAAATACAAGAAATAATTAATTATGTAAATAAATTATATGATTCAATTCCAAAATAAACAATAAAATAATTTAAACAGAAAGTCTAACTCAAATTAAGAATTAGACTTTTCTTTTTTGTAAAAATTAATTTAAAATTCAAACAACTCAGTAACAATCCTATTCAATTCATTTACTTTATCATCTAATATAATATTATTTTTTATGTATAATTTCTTATTTATTTCAATCATAATTCCTTTCACTCTTTTATCATTTTTATAATATTTAGAAGGAATAATAGTACCAGAATAAGGATTATTTATTTCTACTGAATAATTATAAGTTTTAAAATGATTATAAAAATGTTCTAATAAATATTTTGGTGTATGAAACTCATCTATACCTAAACAAATATCTGGTCTTTTGTTATCTTTATTTAAATCTAAATTAAGCGGAATATCATTAAATGAATGACAATCTACAATATAGCAACTATTATGTTCTTTTAATTTGTTTTCTACTAAAGTGTTTAATCGGTTGTGATGTTTTAAATAATATTCATTATAAATTAATTCTTTGATATTGTTTTTATCTTCTCGTAATGATTCATTATTATCTGTTTTAGTATAAAAGAATCCTCTTCCAAATTTAAACAATTCTTCTTCGTTGTCGTTTAGTCTTTCCACATCACAAAATACTCTACTAAAATCACAAAACACCTTATCAATATCTTTAACATTAAATATTTCAGTTGTTTTCCAATCTGTTGTTAATTGGATTTCTTTTTCTACTAATTCATTATTTATAAATTCAGTATAAAAAGGAATGGTTATGGAAGAATGTGGAATATGAAATATAAATTGATTTTTAATTTCATCTTTAAATAATTCTAATCCTAAAATAGTATTTGTTTTCATTGTATTAATAAAAATTAAAAATCCAACTCAATTAAGAATTGGATTTATATTTGTAAAAATTAATTAAAAATTCTCCTTTATATATTTCATATAAAACTCTCTTGCTTTTTGACTGATATATGAGTTTACTTTTTTAATGTTAATTTGATTTTTAATAATAGTATCTTCCTCTTCTTTATGTATATCATTCACGATCCACCTAAGAAAATCGCCAGTTGAAGTTGTATCTAATTGTTTTCCGTTTTCTCTTAATTTATCTATTCCTTGTAACATTCTATTTTCAGTACAAGCATATTCGACAAATTCATTTAATCCGTTTACTTCTTCTGTATCAACTGTTGCTAATGTATGAACTTTTGAATTTTGATGCAATAAACCTTTACTTTTAAAAATATATCTATTACCATTATAAAATGTTTCTGCTACTAATCCTTCACCTACTCCAGATACTCCAAAATATTTAGCTACAGGACATTCTTTTTCTATTGCTAATGTCAAATCAGCAATTTCATTTTGAGACATTTCTGGTTTATTGAAATCAATAGTAATAAAATAATGAGGAAACTGAAGTATATTATATATGTTTTCTTCTTCAATTTTTAAATGTTTATAATTTTCCATATCTCGATAAACATCATCTATTTTAATTGCAAAAATAATAAACATTTTTGGTAATTGTGATATACCAACACCTTTTTGAATTCCTATTCCACACCATTCGCCATAAATAACAATACTGTCATTAAATTCAATTCCTTCGAATAATGATTTGTAATTTTTATTTGACATTTTTAACATAAAATCTGCATTGTCTTGTTGTAATGTCAAAACTCTTTCTCTACTTTGAAATTCATAAGTTCCATCTTTATATAAAACAATTCCTGCGTTTGATCCATGATTTTTGATTGTACATCGCCAAGAAATAGAAGGATACGGAGTTAAATGACTATAAATTACATTTCCATTTTCATCTTTTCCTTGATAATCATGAGAACTTCTTATTTCTCTAATAACATCTTTATATTGTTTGATGTCTGTGAACTTTTTACATTTATTTGACATATTTTAAAATTTTAATTAAATTTTACTCTACAAATATAAAACAAATAAAATTAAATACAAAATAAAAACTAATTTATTTTTAATATTTAACATTTATTAACAATTGTATTATTCTACCAATTTATAATAGTTTGTGTGTGATATAGTCCTTTTATTTCAAGTATTTTCACTATATAACCTTCCGATTCTAACAATGCTTTAGTATCTAAACTTATACAATAATTTAATATTAATTCATATTCGTCATTTAAACATTTGTCTGTTATTCTTTTTTGAATTTTTTCATATTCACTTTTATTTGATAACTTTCTTGCTTCTTCTGCGTTCATAACTTATTATTTTTAATTATTAATTTTTATTTCTTTTTCAAAATACCCAATAATCATATTTAATGTATTTTCTAATTCAGGAATAAAATAAATATTCCACAATGGATGTTTAGATGCATATTTTTGACTATCTACTAATTTTTTATTTACTGATTTAGATTTCTTTTTAATCTTTTCTAAAAATATTTTACATTCAATCAATAATATATTTAGATTTTCTTCTGATATTTCTTGTTCTTCTATTATCTTATCAAAATTATGAAAGTAAAAATCAATTATTTCAACTCCATAATTCATTATATTAATAAATGATTTATTAGAAAAGAATGGTTCTAAATAAACATCTAAATTATAAAGAGATAATTCATTGACTCTATCATTATAAGTTTTAATTATTTCATTGTATTGATTAATATATTCTTCTGATTTAGTTTCATTTATTTTAATTAATAATTTCCATTGATTGGAAAGAATCTTAAAATAATTAG